GGTACAGCTACAACAGCTACAAATGCTTCTAAATTAGATCCCACATTAAACGCTAGTACAAACCAAAACTATAACGTATTATTTGCCACTACATCCAGTGCTACTTATGAAACTATTTATAAAGAGAATGGAGATATAATGACTTATAATCCATCTACTAATGTTTTAACAGTTACTTCATCATATGCTACTACTGCTTCTTATGCTTTAGTAGCTGAAAATGCTGGCACTCCAACTCAAATTGATTCTCAATATTATGAAAGATTAGGATCTAGTGTTAATACAGGAACCTTTAAATTCGTTGCGGGTGCAGTTGCTTTATCCAGTGGAACAGGAACCTCAGATAGTTTTCCTACTTTAGCCGGTAAAACTTTAGGCACAGATGCTTTTATAACAGCAACAATGAATACAGCTGGTGTAACAGTAGCAGTAACAAGTATAGGTGGTACTGGTACTATATCCTTTACCTCTACTGGAGGATCAGGAAATGACACTGTATATTTTACAGGAATTGCCGTATTTTAATAATTGAAATAAATTTTTATGAAAAATTGGTTATACAAAAATAAGGAGGTTACCTCCATAGAGGATTTGCCTCAAAATGCTTTTGGTTTTATATATGTAACTACACATATACCGAGCGGGTTATCGTATATTGGAAAGAAAGCGTTATATCACAACGTTAAACGCAAATTAACAAAGAAAGAATTAGCCGAGCAGGTTGGACCTGGTCGCAAACCTATCTCTAAAATTGTTCAAAAAGAAAGCGACTGGAAAACATATTTCGGTTCTGCTAAACCTATTCAAGACCTTATCAAATCTGGGAAGGTAGATGAATTTACACGTGAAATTCTTCAAGTAGTTGATAATAAAAAATTATTAACTTACTACGAGTGTAAATACCTTTTCACATTAGGTGTATTAGAACATTCAGAAGGATATTTTAACGATAACATTTTAGGAAAATTTTTTACACGTGATTTTGGAGTAGCAAACGAGGGTTAGTATATTGCATTTATGATTAACCAATCTCTAGTATCACTGGCTAATTCTGTGCTTGGAACAGGAAAAGCAACGGCACGAGGTAACTATGCTTACCATTGTCCGCTGTGCCATCATTCAAAACCAAAACTAGAGATTAATATGACTGAAAATGCTAAAGGCGAGAACGCTTGGCATTGTTGGGTTTGTGATAAAAAAGGTAAAAAGCTATACCAATTATTTAGAGCAATTGATGTTTCATCTGATGTGATGAACGAGTTAAAAGCCATTGTAAAATATGTTGGTCCTGAAACTCAAGTTCAAGTTGAGGAAAAACTCAAATTACCTAAAGAGTTTAAACCCCTAACAGACATCCAGAAATCAAATATTATTGGAAGACATGCTTTAGCATATCTGAAAAACCGAGGTATTACTGAAGAAGATATACTTAAATACGGAATCGGATATTGTGAAACAGGTCGTTATGCTAATATGGTTATTATACCTTCATTTGATTCTAAAGGTAATATAAATTACTTTACAGGTCGCTCATTTGAAAAAGAACCTTCTGTAAAATATAGAAACCCATCTGTGTCTCGCGATATTATTCCATTTGAATTGTTTATAAATTGGGATTTACCGCTTATATTGTGCGAAGGACCATTTGATGCTATTGCCATTAAACGCAATGTAATTCCATTGTTAGGTAAAAATATACAAACAAATTTGATGAAGAAGATTGTAATGTCTTCTGTCGAAAAAATTTATATAGCACTCGATAGAGATGCTCAAAAACAAGCTTTAAACTTCTGTGAAAAATTAATGCAGGAAGGCAAAGAAGTATATCTGGTTGATATGCAAGATAAAGACCCAAGTGAAATGGGCTTTGAGAACTTCACAAAACTTATCCAAGAAACTTATCCTTTAACCTTCTCAGGCCTACTTGAGAAAAAATTATTTTTATGAAAAAGAGAAATGTAAAAGTAGTCAATAATCGTATTTTAGAAATTTCGGAAGACCACAAACAAATCACACTCCCAGATTCTAGATACTACAGACGAAATGGAGAATATTATCCATCAATTACTCACGTTTTAGGTTCTTACCCAAAAGGTAAACATTTTGAGGAATGGCTTAAAAATATGGGTCGTTCCGCAGATTATATTGTAAAAAAAGCAGCTGAGGATGGAACTAAAGTACATGAAATGATTGAGGAGTATTTAGAAGGTAAAGAAATGAACTTTCTAAATGAATGGGGTCATCCACAATACGATCCAAATATTTGGCAGATGTTCTTACGTTTTGTTGATTTTTGGGAAACTTACAAACCAGAATTAATTGACCAAGAAATTCACCTTTATTCTGATGAACTTAAGGTAGCAGGTACTACAGATTTGGTTTGTAAAATTGATAATGACCTTTGGATTATTGACCATAAAACCTCTAACCATATCCAGACAACTTACGAGTTACAGGCAGCTGTTTATGCTTATTGTTATGAGGAATGTTTTGGTGTTAAACCTGACAAAACTGGTATCTTGTGGTTGAAATCTTCTAAGCGTAAAGGCGCTAAAGATAAAATGCAAGGTAAAGGATGGGAAATGATTTTACCATCTAGAACACAAGAGGAAAACATTGAAATTTTTAAAACAGTAAAACGTTTATTTGATTTAGAAAACCCAAATGAAGCCCCAGTCTTTACTGAGTTCAAAACACAAGTTAAGAGAGAAATGTAATATTTATGACAAACTTACTCCATGATTGGATTGATATCTCTTTTGAAAGAAGTAGTAGGAAACCCTAAAGCTGTAATACTTGCTGGCGCACCTGGCGCAGGAAAATCCTCTATCGTTGGAGATATTATATCCGATCTTGGTTTAAAAGTTATGAATATTGATGATTATTTCATCAAAGATTTAGAAAAAGCTGGGGTATCTTTAGATTTAAAAAAAGCAGGACCAGAAGATAGAAGTGCGGCCGCTAAAGCAATGCAATCTGCTCAAAAAGATTATCAAGTAGATTTAGCAAAAGAAATTGAAAGCAAAGGTAATATTGTAATAGATGGAACTGCTGCCTCGTATAAAAAAACAGAGGAACTTAAAAATACTCTTGAAAATGCAGGTTACGATGTTTTAATGGTTTATGTTTATTCTTCGTTAGAAAAATCATTAAGTAAAAACGAGGATAGATTTGAACGTTCTGGTGGTAAAGATAGAAGTTTGATGCCTCAAATTGTGATGCAAACTTGGTCAAATGTAACCAAAAACTTTATTCCTTATCTTAATTTATTTGGTAGTAATTTTGTTGCAACTACTAAAGATGAAGGTTTGGTTGATGCTAAAAGTTTAGAAGATATTATTAAAACATATCTTAAACCTTACACTCCAAAAGACACAAAACCAAAAACTCCTGCTCAAGAAAAATCAGCAGAAAAACAAAGACAACAAACCGAAAAAGATATTAAAGATTTAATGTCTAAAGAAAAAGTTGAACAACATTTACAACACATAGTATCCCCAGAGGAAGCCCAATCTAAATTAAAACAATTCTTACAATCATGAAATTAATAGATTTATTAAACGAAACCGAAGAAAAACCCGTTAAGGAAGTATTACCTGTTAATGAAGCAGAAAGTATTCCTGTAGACGAAATCGGTAAATTCTTTATAGTAGAAAAACCAGGTAAAGATTCAGAAATGGAAGACGTAGTTTACGAATTATCTCTTCCTGAATTTGCTCTTCAAATTAAAGGCGGTTTAGAAATTAAGAACATCTTAGGTGTTTACAAACAAAAATCTGATGCTCGTAGAGCAGGAACTGAAGCTTTAAAAGCATACCAAGATTCACTTAAGGAAATGGAAGATGCTATGGAAGCTTTCCGCACTGCTAAAAAAGATATTGAAGATAAAAAAGCAATTGCTAAAGAAAAAATTCAAAAGCTTAAGCAGTAATGAACTCACTTACCAAAGTCTTAGTAGGAGGCATTTTGGAAGCGGAGAAGAAAAAAACAACCGCTATTTATGGGGGTGGATTTAAACCGCCTACCAAAGGACACTATAATGTTGTTGAAAAAGCAGCTGAACAAAACCCTGAAATTGATGATATTATCATTTATGTGGGGGGCGGTGAGCGTGATGGTATTACTCAAGCTGAATCTATTCAAGTTTGGGAACTTTATAAAAAATATCTTCCTCTAAAAACTACTGTAGAACCTGTAAAAGCACCTATTGGTGATATTTTACGTTATGCTAAAGAACATCCCGATGAGGAAGTGCTTTGGATTATAGGTGCTCGTGAAAATAATCCTGAGGATTTTGCTGATATTGCCTCTAGAACTAGAACAATAGATAAATACCCTAATCTAGAATTACGTGTTATTCAAACAGCAGGTGGTGTAAGTGGAACAGCAGCTCGTAAAGCTATTAAAGATAATAACAAAGAACAATTTTTCCATTTAATCCCAGATATTGAAGAAAAAGAACAAGTATGGGATATTGTTTCTCCGGTTATTAAAGAAGTAGAAGAAGGAACTTGTGGTTATAATACAGATGTTAAAACAGGTAAAAAATTAGATACACCTGGTGGATTAGAAGAGGGTCGTCCTAAAAAGAAAGACCCTAAAAAAGGAACAGGTAAAAAACCTGAAGGATCTGGTCGTAGATTATACACAGATGAAGATCCTAAAGATACAGTTAGAATTAAATTTAAAACCAAAGAAGATATAGTTGATACTTTAAATAAAAAATCATTTAAAGCTAAATCACATGCTCGTCAATCTCAAATTATTAATTTAATTCATCAACGAGTAAGAGCCGCTTATGGTAAGGCAAAAGATCCTGAAGTAAAAGCAAGATTAAAACGTGCTTTAGATTATATTGAAGCTCGTAAAGAGGCATCTAAAGAAAAAACCCAACGTTTAAATAAAATGAAAGAAGCATCTGACCCACAAGCAGGAACAGCTTTGCCTTATGGTTCAGGATTTGCTCCTATAAAAGAAAGTTACCAATTTAAAGTTTCAGATAAAAACTATGATGAAGAAGATAATTCTTTAATTTCAGTTGATTATGAATTTTCTACTCCTGACAATGATTATAGAGTTGAATTCAATTCAGGTGAATATAGTCCTGAATCAAAAACATTTGATGTTAGTTTTGGATTAGATAGATATGGTTCTAAAATTGATACGTTCCAAATGACAGGTGAAGGTAATGCTTTAAGTATTCTTAAAACTATTATTGATATTATTAAAGATTTTACAAATCGCTTTGAAGTAAATAAGTTAGTTATTAATCCAACAAGCGAAAAACGTGGAAAAATCTATTCAATGGTATTAAAAGCTTTACCTCAAGATATTTTAAATAAAGTAGAACTTGTAAAAGAAACTAAATCAGATCCATTTGGTATAAATGCTTATGCTCGTGAATTAGTAAAAGAAACTTTTGATAAAAGTTGGAATCCCAAAGAATCCTTCGTATCTTTATCAAAGTTCATGATTGACAATGGAATGAATATTCAACCATTGCCTAAAATTAAGGTTATAAAGGATGATGAAGAAAATGCATCTGATCTTTTGGGTAAAACAGCTTATTACAATCCAAATGACAAGTCTATTACACTATATACAATGGATAGACACCCAAAAGATATTTTGCGTTCGTTTTCTCATGAAATGGTCCATCACGAACAAAATTTAGAAAATCGTTTAAATAATATTAACACAACCAATACAAACGAGGACGGAGATTTGCCTGAAATTGAAAGTGAAGCATACGAAAAAGGAAATATGATGTTGCGTAATTGGGAAGATTCAATCAAAAATGTATAAACTAACAGATTTATATAAACAAATTAAAGAGGAAGCAACTGAAGAACCTCAATCACAATATAAAATTTATTGTGATATGGATGGTGTATTAGTTGACTTTGATAAAGGTTATAAAGAATTAACAGGTAAAGAAACATCCCACTCTGATGTTCAAGGAACAACAGCATTTTGGGATACTTTTAGACAAGGTCTTACAAATAAAAAAATGCAAGAAAAAGACTATTGGGCAAACTTGCAATGGATGCCTGATGGTAAAGAGCTTTGGGACCATATTAAACAATACAAACCTACATTACTTTCAGCCCCTTCACGTGATCCACAATCTCGTTGGGGTAAACGTATTTGGGTTAAGAAAAATATTCCGGGCACACCTTTGATTTTAGCAGCAGCTGAAGCAAAAAAGAATTATGCTCGAAAAAATTCAATACTTATTGACGATAGAGTTTCTAATATCAACGACTGGAACGCAGCCGGAGGTATTGGAATTCTTCATACTTCAACAGCATCAACATTAGAAAAATTAAGCAAATATGGCATTTAGAAGAGTAGTAATTAGCGGAGAAAAAGTAGATGATACTAAGAAAAACTTAGATGATTTTTTATCTAATAAAGTATTTAAAACCAACTACCCAGACTTACAAGTTAAAGTAGTAGTATCTCCTGTTAAAAAAGATACAATTGTAGTTGACGTAAATGGTGAGGGTGCTGATACAGTAGCTAAAAAAGTAAAAGATATTGGACAGAAATATAAAATGAAAGCTGTTATCAAGCTTGAAAAACCAATGTCTGCTGTTAAAGAAAGCAAAATTACAAAAGCAAAACTAACTGAAGCTATTAAAAACTTCAACAAATAATGAAAAACGACTCGGTTTTAAAGAAAGAGTTCAAGCATAGTGACGTTAATCGTCTCCGTAATCTTGTCACAGGCAAGTATGGAGAAAAGACTACTATGGGAACTGGTTATACAAAAGCAAAAGAATTTCACGCTGAAGGCGATATCTGGGAAGAAGACGGTCGTCAATGGACAATTAAAAACGGCGTAAAACAAAATATTACTAAATTGGATAAAGCAAAAGAAGGTATTGTACTACCTATTTTTTGCCCTTCTTGTTCTCGCACTATGAAACCTCATTTAGATAAAAGATGGTTCGTAATGTATGGACATTGCTTTGATTGCCAAGTAGATTTCGAACACGATCTTCGCAAACAAGGTAAACTTCAAGAATTTGAAAAACAAGTAATCAACCAACACTTAGAGGGTGTAACCAAAGACTTTGAGGTTTGGTTTGACGAATTAATTAATACCAAAGATCAATTCATTACCGAACAAGGTGATATTGAAAAATGGGATGGTTCTGGTAAAGAGCAGTTGTTAAAATATAAAGAAGAAGCTTTAGAATATCTCAAAAAACAAATAAAAGAATAATGGAAAACACAATAATGTTGATTTCAACAGTACTCGTTGCTTTGATAACAGCTGTATTTGGACCAGTTGCCGTAGAATGGGCAAAAAATTATTTTTCAAAATCTAAACCTAAACACAATCCTGTTGATGAAGCCATTCATTTAAATACTCTAGTTGATGAACAATTAGATATAGTAATGGAAGAATTAGGAGCAGATAGAGTATGGGTTGCTCAATTTCATAATGGGGGTCATTTTTATCCAACAGGTAAATCCATCCAGAAATTCTCTATATTTTACGAAAAAATAGCTCCTGGGGCTGTTACTATTCAACATACATTCCAAAATGTTCCTTGCTCATTATTCCCAAAAGCACTAGCTCAACTTTATAAA